CACGCCAACATCTGTTGGCCGCCACATGATCTCCACATAGTCATTGGCCGCCAGACTTACAAAGAAGTTCAGTGTGGCAACAATGTGGAATGGGTCGCCAACACCTTTCCTTGGCGCAAAGCCAAATCTGCTGTTTGACTTGTCAATGTTTGTACCGTTCTTACGAAACCACACATCCGCATCTTGAGATGCGTTGGTGGTATTCGTAAACTGAATACTGAATTGCAAATTGTAAATTCCAGCCTGCGCCACATTCAGCCTTGACGAATTCGACAAGGTAATGCCATTACTGAAGTCGGTAGTGTCAAAGGTGACGGCATAGGCCGTAGTGGTGTTGGCCGCAGTCTGGTCTGTGGAGTCCTGAAACGCGCCATATGGACTGTTGATCCACTTTCCACCGCGCCTGCCGAACAACGCTGAGAACAGTGCTGTGAGCCTAGAGAAATAGACATTCAGGCCGCCAAAGGATTGCGTGAAGAAACCCTGATCGTAGGCAGTATTGGCCGCGCCAAGGTTTGGTGGCGTTGGTGGCGTTATCTGCTGATCAAGGTTTAGTGCCATGGTTTATGCCACCAAGCCAGGCAAATAGGTAGTCTTACCCGCAACCTTAGTGGCGGTCAATTCTTGCTTTTTCAGATTATTTGGGTCATATGAAATATGACACCAGCCGGAATCAGGAATGCCAGGTGTGTAGAACTCAAGGATGAGCTGTGTATATTCAAGGTTATCCATGATCCACTGTGCAAGGTCAGCATTAGCCACGCCAGGTATCTCAATATCTGCCGCCATACCTTTGCAATGGTCAGAAGTTTTAGAGCCTCCAACCGCAGCATTTGACTCTGGTGAACGGTAGGCAGAGTTCACCTTCACGCCTTTGCCGTAATGGTCACGCACCGGCTGCAACACCTTTTCGCAAAGCAGTCGCAGATTCTCTGTCGCCTCATCATCTGGCGTATTGTCAAAGCCCATGCGTAAGGCTGTCTCTGACTTGCACATCTCATGCAGGCTGAAATTGGCTGATAGATTCATTTCATAGTCCTCATTTGTTCATAGGTTTGGATGCAGGTGTTGAGCTTTCGGATGGCGGTGTCTCCTTCGGCTGTGATGGCGATAAGAGCTTCAGCAGTCGATCTGTCAAGTTCGGCTGATGCTGTTCCGCTGTCACCTCCAGCGGCAGCGGTGGCATCACCGGAGGCTGGTACGGCGCACTGGGTTTTGACAGGAATCCGCAGGCTGAGAGTGCCACTGGCAATATCAGCACGCAACTTGTCTTCTTTAGCTTTTGCAGCATTGTTTGCCCTTCGTAATGTCTGTCCATAAGTCTGAGCCACTTGCGCCATCGCCTGCTCGGTTTCCCTTGCCTTGACGTTTAGCGCAGCAATCTCAATCTGCTGTCGCGTGTGCTCGTCATGCTTACCCTTGAAGTATCCACCACCAAAGGCTGACATCACCGACATGATGATGCCAAGCAGTACCCAAGGATTAAACAGGCTCATGGTGCTGGCGGTTCGTCATTGTCAATGACCTCTGCCTTGGCGCTGGCATTAGCTACTGCTTTGACAGCAGACCGGCCTGCGACACCACCCAACACGCCAGTGATGAAAACCATTATGGTGTTGATCTGTTGCGTGTATATCTTGTCTATGGCGGCCATGCCTGACATGGGTTGCGTCACGAATGAAACTGAGTAAAGAAACATGGCAACCGATCCAAGAAGAATTAATGTCAAAGCAAATATCACGATAGCCCAAATACGGACTTCGATCTCTTCGGCAGTCATGCGGTTGTTTGGTTTATATCCGATGGTAGGCATTACTTCTTCTCCGGTTCGGGTTTCACAAGCATCTCAGGACAAGTCGCTGTAGCTGTACAGATTGGCGGCTTGCACTCTGCATTATTCCAGTTTGTTGGGTCTTGGCATGGGTAGCGAAATCTGTCTTCGCAGCCGGTCAAACACAGGATTGTGATTAATAGAATCAGGCTCTTTGTCACGGGTTTTCCTTTCTATTCGTCTCTCTATTCTCTCAATCTTTTCTAGCATTTTCTTGGTTTCATTTTTAGTCTCCAAGATGTCAAGATAAAGAAATGCGCCCAAGGGCAAAAAGAACGCCACAAGAATTACGGCAAATAACCATCCCATCGCCCCCATCATGTGATCCTCTGTTTCGTCACGAAAAACAGTAGCAGCCACAGGTATAGGATAAGAATAAGGGTCAGGACGCTTAGCCCCACCTTTAACCGCTGGCTGGCCTCTCTTTGTTGACGTTGCCATCTTGCCCTCTTTGCTTTAGCCTCCTGCGCCAGCCTAGCTGCCTCCTGCTCTACGCCAACAATCTCATGCATATCCATGACCTTAGAGTACAGAGCACCTAGTTCCGGCGGTGCGTTCCATGTCATCGCCATCCGAATCTCTTCCACCAATTTTTGCATCTGATCCTGCGCCCTCACACGCTTGATGGCGGCCTCAAAGTGATTCTGGGTAGGGTCATAGACAGTTCTAGATTTCTCCTCCTCAGATCGGATGTGGTCTGCGAGCTGCTGCTGGATATGGAAAAACTGAATTAGCTGATCTACAACGTCATTCAGTATTGCTTCCTCGTCTACCTCAACAAACTTCTCTTTCTTCTTTGCTGCTGGCTTTGCTTGCTGTTGTTGCTTTTGTTTTGGCTTGCCTGCAAAGAATTGCAGTAACTGTCTCCAGAACCCCTGCAACTCTTTACCAACTTCAACAACCTGATCCGCTGTCTTCTTTATTTCAACAAACTGCGTTTTGCATTCACGGTACAGCTCACAGCCAGCCGTTATCTGCTTGCAGATGCCCGCGGCCATAAGGCACAGCGTGATCGGATCAATTTCATGCCCCTATCAATTTGTTGACGATCACGCCAACAAAGCCTGGTCCTAACAGCACCGAACCGATCACCACATAGAGCAAATACTCTATGCGCGTCATGCGCCTGTCGCCTTCGGTAAAGGCTTTCTCAATGGCGGCGTATCGTTCACTGCATACCGCAACATGAACGGCGTGATCTTTTTCAACATCGCTCATACTGTGCGCTTCCAAATTGCCACGGTGATATATGGCTGATAGTTTGCGTTTGTTGCAGTTACACCCTCTGTACTATTTGATGTTGCCACTGTGATGCCTGTGGTTTTTGATCCTGTATTACCAGAAACAGCGCCAGCACCTGTTCCATTAATATTAGCAACCAATGATCCGGGTGATGGTTGTGTATATGAATGGAAGTGTCCAGGATCAGTAACTGTTGAAGTAGCTGTGTGAGTATGGCTTGGAAGAGCAGCGTCTGCACTACCGCCAGTTTCTTCAAGCGCGTCAAACAGCGCGTTGCTTGCGTTATATCCAACTGGTACGCGTCCGGCGCCAAATGCAGTCCATGTACCAAATCCAAGTAATGTTGCAGGGTTTGTGGTCACAGATGAGTTGAAGTACAGCGAGCCAACTGGATAGTTCAACTTGCCGATTTCAATCGCAAGATTGGCCATTGTGCCAACGCCTGTGCCACCTTTGGCAACCTTTAGATATGCGCCAGTATCAAACAACGCATCGATAGTGTCCATGTCAGTATTGAGTTTTGTCCCCCATGAATCTGAAGAAGCTCCTACCTCTGGCTTGACAAGCCCTAGATTTGTTGTTGTGGTATCAGCCATATTTCACCTCAATGTAAAGTTTGCGTCCAAGTTTCAGTTGTATCAGCCACCACCGTCCAGATCTCTGATGTGTCATCTTCATCTGCCCAAGTCTTGTCAGTGTCTGCAACCTGAGTCCATGTCTCAGCAGTGTCATCCTGACTTGTCCATACCTCTGCTGTATCAGCCTCATTATTCCACTTATAGACCGCATTGGCGCTCAGTTCTGAATTTGCAGTTATGGTGAAAGATGTAATGGCATAACGTACCGCATTGGCAGTTAAGTCTGAAACGCCATCAATGTTTGATGCTGCATAGTAAACCTTGTTGGAGGATGCAGTTATTGCTGATACAGCATTGATCTGTGCAGCGCCAAATGCATATCTGACTCCATTTGCAGATACCGTACTCACCCCAACAATAGTAGCTCCACCAAAGGCATATCTGATGGCATAGCAAGATGCCGCGCTGGTGGATGCAATGGTGGACGCAGCATCATATACAACACCTCCAGACAAGCCAGATATAGGTGCTGCTGAGAATGCTGAGATACCAAACACTGTTTATCCTTATGGTTTTGCTTCTAGTGCTGTCATTCGTGCTGTCAGGGATGTGATGAGAGCTTGCTGTTCTTGGACAGTCTTAACCAATAACCAAGTAATTTCTGTGGCATCAAATTTCTTAATTGCTGTGGTTTCTTTATCATCAGCATTAAATTTAGCATCATAGTTTTCAACCGTGTCAGGTAACACCGTCATCACTTCATCCGCAATAACTCCAAGACCTTTCATGCCTTCAGTTGTGCCACCTTTGCCGTTGTATTCCCATTCACGCACACGCACTTGCATTAACTCTGTTGTGCCTTTAATGTAATCACGAATGTTGTCTTTAAGACGCTGGTCAGATGGGTTAGACCAAGTTGTACCTGTTGCTTTTTGTGCGGTAGACCCCGCAAGAATTAACCCACCGCTGCCGTCAAGACGCATACGTTCTGTGCTGGCGGTAGTACCATTTCTAAAGTAAAAAGCACCTGTGTTACTTGTACCTCTATGGTCAAAAAACATATTAGGCGTACCAGTGCCTGTTGTACTGATTGCATAAGAAGCTGCTGCGGTAGCGTCACCTAAAATAATTTCATTTGTGTATCCAGTTTGTGATCCAGTTACTTTAATTCCACCTGTTGTAATATTTGTATATCCAGCCACTTCAAGTTTTGAAGCTGGCGAACTAGTACCTACACCCACATTCTGACTTGCATCAACAGTTACTGCTGTTGTTCCATTTGTCTGAAGTGCAAGGATGCCTGTTCCATCAGAAGAACTTTTAAGTCCTGCTGTTCCACTCACTACACCATTGTCACCATTGATGATATTAGCCATTTGTTACCTCATCTGGTGGAGTCGGTTCGTTGCCCTCTGCAAGCCAAGCAAGGTAGGTTTGGTAGTCTGTGTTGGCTACATCTACTGGTATGTTTGCATTATCAGATAAGCGAAAAATAACAGTAACTTCTTCTGTGATGGGGTGTTTAATTAGCTTATACATTTATAACTCCGCTGTTGCAGACCATTGACCGTGATACATAGCGCCAGAAGACAATGCCGTACTGCTATCAATTCTTCCTACGCCAGTAGAACCCATCCCCCAAGGGGTAGTTATTGTTCCTGTGTTTGAATTGTCTGAATTTTTTGCCCATACACCAGAGGTTGTATCGTATTTGAAAAAATTCATAGTTGGATTTGTTCTTTTTTCTACTCTAAATTTAATATTTGCGGCAATAGCAGTCAGACTATTGGTATCTACAATTCCAACATGATTGCCTAGAGTGGTGTTTGTGGGTACCGGGGAAAAAGTGTCGTAGCTTTTTTCAAAATATCTTTGGCAAAGCAACAACTCAGTCCCAAAAGGTCTGTAATCAAAGCTAGTTGCTGTTGAGCCTTTTTCTAGCTGTACGCCTGTGATGTAGAAAGTTGCGCCACTGGTAGAAATCCATTGTGTAGTTCCTGTTGCACCCACAACATTTCCTGTTCCCCATGAATTAGCAGATTGAAGAAATGAAGAACCAGCACCTAAAGCAAATCTAAGGACTATTCCAATACCATTGGTTGTCAACCATGTGCCGCTGGTATCACCAGCGATAGTTACAGATTTTTGTTCCCATGTGTTAGCAGAATTGATTGTGTATGTAAAAGCATAACTTCTATTAGCCGCACTATTTAAAAGTGCGCCACTAAAAGTTCCTGTTAAAGAACTACGAACCCAAAACGATAATGTTACTGTTGCGGCTGATGCTGTACCCCAAGCTAAATCATAAACATTGAGTCCTTCAATTTTTTGTCCAAAATAATAATAATCTGAAGCACTTGGAGTTGTTGCGGCAGAAGAAGTCAATAAAAATGAATTATTAAAACCAGTTGTAGTCGTTGAACTTTGTTGAGCAGTAAATTTACTTGTTATTGAACCTTGCACAAAAAATCTATCTACAACAGTATCAGTCGCAGTTGTTTGCGTAAAACTTGCACCTGCATATCTTTGATCAATCACCATTGCACCATTGATGATGCGGTTCTTGAAGCCTGTAACAGATGTAACAAACTCTCCAGTTGAGCTAGTGGTAGGAGTTGTAATTCCTGTTGTGCCGTTTAGGACAATTGTCATGCTGTCACCTGTGCTGCCATTTGAGCTTGATAAGCTGCAATTACTTCAGCAGTCCATGCCACATTGCAGATTGCCACTACGTTAGCAGGGATGCCTGTGAGGTCTTGCCCGGGAACCAAACTATTGCGGTGAAAGGTCTTGCTCAGTTCGTTGCCGTCTTCCATGATGCGTGTTGCTTCACGATAAAGAACAACACCGTTTTCAATCACGGTAATTTGATCTATGTTGGTTATTTTAGTAAGTGACATGGTTTATCCTTTAAGTTGAAGTTTTGTAAACGACCGTTCCAAGAATCCTTGTGCCGTTTTTAAAAATAGCCATTGTGTTACTGATAGTTGCAGACACAGCCGTTGTTCCGGGAAAGGAACAAGTTACACCTGACATTTGCGCTTGTATAAAATAGACGTTTACATTTAAAGTAGAAAAATAAGAAATAGCGCCAGCATCATTATAGATACAGTTAAAAGGAATTCCACTCATCGTAGTAGTAGACCCAGTTCCAATTACTGAAATAGCAATATCAAAATACAGTCTTACTGTATCCCCAATTTTTGTGTATGTCGCAATTACAGTTCCGTATGTGGCAGTTCCGCCAATATTAGGTGTCCAAGTACCTTCTTCATAGTCATCCAGCGTGTTTACGTCAGTTGATGCTGATTGAGTTGCGGGAAAAGTAATGCCAGAACCACTTGTTGATGGTGTTGCATTACCAACTGAAATAGTTGTTGGATTTGTTGTTCTTCCTACTAATGTCACACTTTGATCTGTACCAATAGTCATTGCAGTAGTAGGTGTAGCACCTGTCTGAAGAACAAGTGCGCCTGTTGTATCCGCAGTAACTTTATATGCGGTAGTGCTTGTGGTTGATGCGCTGATCGTACTCATATAACAACGTGCCTTTGTCCAGATGCCACAGTTAAAACAACGCCGCTGTTGATGGTAAGTGGACCAACAGAAAAGCCATTCTGGCCTGTATCAATCGTCACATTAGATGAAACAGTAGAGCTATTGGTCAATACGCCATTGCTGCCAGCAATTGATTTATCCGCAGGGAGTGTGACAAACACATCTTTTGTTCCCGCAGAGAAATTGACAGCAGAGCCAGAATTGCTCGATGCCAGGATGGTTGTTCTAGCAAGCGTTGTTCCTGACAATGTGTATGTGCCAATCCCAACCTCCCACTCAGAGCCGCCTTGCAAGGCAATTGCATAGTAGGTTGTATTGCTGTTTCCAATAGATGAAAACGATTGGAAACCAGTAGATGCACCCAACAGGGTGAACGTACCTGTACCTGTTGTTGTGGAGGTTTCTTTGACCCTATCTTTAAGCACCAAGGCCATAATAAAACCTTTAAGTCAATGTGATATCTAAATCGCCAGCAGGAATACGCAAGATGTCGCCATCATTAATGACTCGGCTGGTGGTCAATGCAGCCCACCCAAGCATTGTTCCTGATGTGATGGCCGTCATAATGGCAATATGTGTGATCGTTCCCCAATTGCCGCCAGAGGCCGCTGCAAACTCAATGGCCGCGTCATTGGTGCAGTTTGTTGGTGAAGTACCAGAGACAGACAGCGTGCCTGTCACAACACGCGCATAGCCATTGCCGGTCACCTCAGTGCCACCACCAGCGTCAGACGGCGCGGCAGTGAACAATCCAATATACCAAGCTGTTGGGCGTGTTACAGCGTTGGCGGTGAACACATAATTCAGCACCAAATTCTCTGTGTAGTCGGTAAATGATGACATCTCTTTCCCTTATCCAAAAGATCTGGCACGCGCCATCAAAGCACCGCCAGAAGTCGAACCTCGATCATCAGCAATCTGTAGCTGTTCAAGTCCAGCTTGATACAAGCTAGACCACACTGAGATTCTCGCATCGTCTTGTAGGTATGGTGCAGCCTGCAATAATGCGCCATACAAATACACATCAGGCGCTTGAGTCAGCAGCCAGTTGGTGGTATTGGTAGATGACAACTTTGTCAACTTAGCGTAGTAGACCAACTCTGCGGTATATGAACCATCAGGTATAGGCAGCACCCTGATCTGTCCTCCGACAATGGTGAAGTACAAGGGCTTACCAGATGAAAGATAGGTTGTATTAGATAACGAATCTAATGAATCTATTGTCTCAAACTGCAATGATGTAACTGGATTTGTGTTGAGCTTTAGAGATTTGGTTTCTAAGAAGTCACCAGGCACAGCACCATACTCAGTGTCAATGGTGGCTGTAGCTCGCACAATCATCTGTCGCGTGCGGAGCTGGCGCTCAACTTGTGACTCAGCCAGACTGATGAAGTCAGGAATAACTGAAGTCAGATCAGACCGATTAAGCCAATCGGCCAGCGATGTCTTCAGTTCGGTGTAGGTGGTCAATGCCATTTAGACTGCCTCTTTTTCAAGCTGTTCCTTCATGACCCATGTGTGCTCATGCCGGAATTCAAACGTGCCAATGTGTCCGATTTCTTTCGAGACATCATGGTCAATATACACCTTGAAACCAAGTTCCTGCGCCTTCTTGCAGAAGAACACATCCTCTCCCATGTAGCCGCGAGTGCCGGTCTGCCACGGCATATCAAACCACGGCTCAGTCATGTTCTCAAACACTTCGCGCTTGATTAGCATCACGCCAGTGCCAACAGAGCCAACCTCCTCTAAGCCGGTGGACTCAGGCATGGTGTAAACCTGTTGGCGCTTACCATTCTCGTCATAGTTCTGCGCGGTTGGTCCTGTTGGCATCCTGCGTCTGGCGCAGTTGGTAGCCACTATGTCCACATCATGCGCCATCAACCGCTGGATCATGTCCTGCGGGAATGTCATGTCGGAGTCGATAAACAGTATGTGGCTGCAACCCTCACGCATTGCATCCAGACACAAGTCAGCACGCTGATTTTGAATTAGTGTGCCTTGCAGTATCTTGAGGCTGACAGCGTCAGTGGTGTTGAGCGTGTGGTGCGCCACCATGTTGACTAAGCAATATGTGTATTGCGTATGAACCATGTCACGCGCTGGCGTGCAGACTGCGATGTATTTCATACCTGACCTGGCCTCACTCTAAAGAACCTGTTATCAAAATCGTTTAACCATTTCTTCATGTAAACCGGATCATCAATCTTGCCCTCGGCCTTCAACTGAAAGTAAATTGATTCAGGAATGCTGGCAACATGATGCCATTCACCTTTCCAATTTGCTTTGTTGTCGATGGCAGCAAAGTCGCGCTTGTTGGCCTCAATGACAGCAGTCAAATCCTGAGTTGTCTGAATCGTTGCCTCATCAGTGTCCTCGTTGTAGTGCCAAGTGCGTGTGATCCCCTTCTCAGGGCTTGCATCAAAAAATCGTTTTTCCATATAAGTAAGGGGAGGATTTCTCCTCCCCTCATTCCTCTCAGTTGATTAAGAAGTTGACAAGTCAGCGCACAGGCCGTGAGCATTTTCAGCCAAGACCTTATGTCCAAATTCAATCAACAACATACGCTTCTCAGCGTCACCAGTTTTCGCCAACTCTAATTGCTGGTAAGGACGCAGCACAGTCATCTTTGCGTACTCAGGATCGATGATCCAACCATCACGCTCGCGCTGGAAGCGGTTTGCGATAACGGCCACGTTGCCAAAGTCGCTGACGTAGATGTCAACTGCACCGATCAACACGGCAGGCTTTTC